AACTTTATATAAACTTTTTCTTAATCCACCATCTCCATAATCCATATCTGGAGTTTGAAATCTAGCATTAATATTTGATGAATCAAAATTGTTACCTTTATCTATTTCATAAATGTAACCAGTATCATTTGCACCAAACTTTACTTCTTCGTTTTGAGGATTTAATTCTGAAGAACAAAATTTTATTTCCATTCCTTTTGATTCACTCCACTCAAAAGCAGGAACTCCATTTGAATCAAATTTAAAAGTTCCTATAATTCCTAATTGTCCTGATTTAGCTTGACCAGACTTATGATAAAATAATCTGTATTGACTTCTTTCTCTAATAACCATACTAGAGATAGTATAGTGTTGAATATTTTTTAATAGATTATTTATTAAAGGTAATATTTTTCTACTAATAGAACCAATTTCAACATCATCAATTCTCGCTGTACCAGCAACTGTTCTTAATCCATCAGGTGCTAGGAAGATTAAATCTCCACCTATCTCCTGAATTGAATTTCCATTTACACAACCTATATTTTTGGTTATAGACTTAAGTATAGGGGTAGAATCAAGACTTGTCAACTCAAAGATACTATTTTTACAGAATATAATTAAGCTATTTCTAAAGACTTTTATACCTACAATAATATCTCCAACATCTATTTCACCTGCTGAAGCTCCTTCAAAGTCATATGGCTTTAATCTAGTACTATAAGCTACTGTACTTGTTGAAGATGTTTGCCCTGCTACAACTAATCTTTCTGAAAATATACCACATACTTTAGGATTAGTAGGAGCTGCTCTTGATAATTCTTCAAAGTAATAAGTATTAACTCCACCTGAAACTGTTATTTGAAATTCTGCTATTTTATTAGTACCATCAGTAATATATAAAGTACCATAATCACCATCTGATTCATAAAAATCAAACTGATTATTAGATTGATTACTTCTTGTAATAGTAGTTGCACCAGATAAAGCTGCAGCTAATACTCCACTTTTTTTAACAGCTTGTCCACTTACACTTGCTGCAACATTATAATCTAAAGTTAATACTGTATTACTTGTAACAGATAATACTCTATAGTTAATACTATTAATTTGTATTCTGTCATTAGTAGCAAACTCAGTTGTAAATGCTGTACCAGTTCCTGTTACTGTAGCTGAACCAGCAGTAACTGCTACTGTTCCTGTTTTAGTTACATAAGTATTTTTATTAACTTGTAACCAAGTAATACCATCACTAGACCAATAAATATTTGAACCTTGACAAGTTACTACTCCACCTGCATAAGGTATTAATCCTGTTATTGCATCTAATTGAGAACCTGAAGGAATAGCTGAACTTCCACCACCCCACTTAGTATAACCATTAATTCTTCTATAACCACCTGTTGTAGATGATTCAAAATTTTCTAATATAGTTGCTGCTCCAGGTGTTCTAAATAATGCATGAGAACTTGATACTAAATCTAATCCTCCTGCAACTGTAATAGAAGCTCCCTGTGTTGGCATAATTTTTTATCCTATGGTAGTAAGTAAGTAAATCTTACATCTGACATATATTGTGGCTGAGGTGAATTTAAATTATCAGCCATATTTTGTAATCCTTTTTTATATTCATCTAAAGCTAATTGTGATTGAGCAATGTTATCTTTAAATTGATATAAATAATATCTAGCTCTTGCTAGTAAAACTGGTTTGTATTGTTCTGGAAATAATACTGTATCGGCATCTGCTGCTAAAGCAGTAGGTCGATTATAGGCAAAGAAATGTATATTATAAATTTTATCAGGTATTGGAGATAATCCAAATCTTCTACCATCTGAACTTCTTATAATTCTTAAAGGAGTTGCATAAGTATTAGTTCTTGCATTCTGTTCTTCTGAAGAAGCATAGTTACTTCTCCATGTTGTTAAAGTTGTAAAAGGTAATTTATTATTTGTGTAAGGTGAGTTAGTATCTACTAAAGTAAACATATCCCAGTTTACTGAATCAAAATCTGAATCTACATTTGCAGAACCAGCTTTACATAAATACCATCTTTGTCCAACAACTGTTGGTACAATTGTATTTCCATAGTAAGGGTCATCAGGTACATCTGTACTTAACCATGACCAATCATCAACAGAGTCTACTATATCAAAGTAAGCTCTATTAACTACATTAGCTACTTGCTTTTGTATTCCTACTGCTGTAGCTATTGTTGAAACTTCTGGTTCATTTAATTCTACTAGCAATTCATTTACTAATGTTTTATAATCTTTAGCCATAGTTCCTTAAATTTTTTATAATATTATTGCAACAACTAAAATAATACCAACAACTAAAACTATTCCTTTGTGGTCAGTTTTAAAATGTTGATAAGTTTTCTGTAGTCTATATCTTAGTCCTAATCCTGCCAACTTACTTTTAATATCAAACATAATACTCCTTTTATTAAAATAATGCAAGGGGGATTGCTCCCCCTAACATTTGATTATTTATTAGTCGATTTTAATAATACCAGCACCAACTGATGCAGTATCAAGAACTTTTCTTCCATATACATGAAGACCTCTAACTTGGTCTGCGAATGTAGTAGGACTTCTAAAAGACTCAACTGTATTCATTGCTGATGCACATGAAGTACTTCTCATGTGACCAAACAAAACAGAAGGTGTATTTGCTACACCACCGATTGTTTGTTTTTTAGTATTAAGTGATTTGTACATAGCAAATCCTCTAACTAAACCAGAAGCTACTAGACCATTTCTTAAAGAACCTTTACCTGCATTGTAATCAATAGATAAAAGTTTAGAAGAAGTGTCAGCTAATTGGTTGTAAAAGCTAGGAGCTGCAACAAACCATCTACCATCTTCAGGGTTGTTGTTTTCATCCATAACTTGAGCTGCTGAACTCATAAAGTTAAGAGGGTCAACCTCACCTGTTGCGTGTCCAATATCAATAGGAGTTGCAACTTTACCAAAGATAGCTTCTTTAGCTGCGTTTCCTGCTGGTGTTAGAACTGCTGTAGCTGCGATTGCGTCAGTATACATAGTTTCAAGAACTTCTGCATCCATAACATCTTTTAATTGATAACCTGCGTTATTAGATGCTACTTCAGGGAAGTTAATGTGACCAAACCTTTTTTCTAAAGAATCCACTTGGAAACTAAAGTAATTAGCTTTGTCAATTGTTAATACTAACTCTTGGTCAGTAATAGTCGTTGCTGGTGTTGCAAGACCTCTAGTATATGCTGCTGTAGCAATAGTAGGTTCTTTAACAATATTAACTGTATCACCGAACGATTTGATTTCACCCATGTAATCTGTATTACAGATAGCTTCAACTGTTGAAGCTTTTCTAAGGGCGATTTGTACTTTTTTGCTGTATATTTCTGGAACCCAAAACTGATTCGTTTGTCCTGCTGTTCCTGCAGCAAAGTTTAAGGTGTTTCCACCTGCAAAGTGTGCCATAATTATTTTCCTTATTTGTTTACTTGTTGATAAAAATAAAAATAAATTTATTCATCTTGAATAAATCTACCTTCTCTTTGAGCTATTGCAATCTCTTTTTCAAATTGCATAAACTCAGCATCAGACATTTTTCTTATGTCAGATGATTTAAAGGTTGGCTTCTGTCCAGTAGGTTGTCCAATTTGTTCTTTAGTTTTAACTAACAAATCAGCACCTTCTGTAGGTTGCTTTCCTTTAGTAGTAGTTTTTTTATCTAATCCAAGTCCTCGGTCTTTCTTGTACAGGTCGACTGCTCTTGCTGCAAGTTTACCATTGTTGTTGTTCTCATAAATCCAAGATTTAATTTCTGTTGGCTGTTCATTTGCCCAAGTATGAAAATCATCTGATTCTTTAATTTCATTAAAGTCTGGATGAAATTTCGATAACTCTAATTGAGCTTCACGAGCTGCCAAAGAATCATTCCTTTTCTTTAGAGCTTCAACTTCTTCTTGTAAACTTGTCATCTCATTACGAGATTGCAAGTGAGATACAGTTTCCACAACTCCATATATGTCAGGATATTCTTCTTTAAAGACTTTTAATTCTTCTTCAGATTTAGGTGGTGTGTACTTAGGTCGGTTCTCTTTAAGCTGTGCTTTAAGGTCTCCTTCTTTAGAACTCCACTCTCCTAACTTCCTATCATAATATCGTTTTAGGTCGTCATATCTTTTTTTGTAGTCAACTTTTGTATAAGCTTTAGAGTCAGCAACATTAAGTGCTGATTCTTGTAAAGACTTATCCGAAGTAGCCGAATCTAAAGTAGAGTTAGTATTAGGGTTGATATTGCTATCAGTCGCTTCACTAACTACACCATTAGGGTCGGTGTTGGCATCTGCTGGTCCACTATCTGCAGAAACAAAACTTTTAGGCATTACATCTTCTGTATGCCATGATTTATTCCTGTTATAAGGATTCGCTTTGACTTCCTTAGTTTGTCCTTCGTCTTCTTTCATATGTCCTCCTTTAGGGCTTCTTTAACTGTGAAGGTAGCTAAAATTTGGTTATTGATTGAAAACAAAACTACAAGGGCTTCTATTTCTAGAAGGTAGCTTGTTTATTCTTAGAGTACCACTCTAAAAATTCTGTTATACCAATAAAGAATCTTCTTCTGCTATTACAGCATCTTCTTCTTGGCTTACTTGTCCAGCATCATAAGCTTCTTCTGCTTGTGCCATCATCTTTCTTAATTTGTCAACACCTAAACTTTTTACTGCTTTGGCTGTAAATACAAATTCTCCATCTGATAACATTGCTGGAATTGAATCTGAAGTTCCATCTCCTGGTCCTTCTACTAATTCATCTTCTGTAAATTCTGTTGCAACTATCTTTGGGATAATTGATTCTAGTTCTGGATGCATCTCAACTGCTTCATCCAATAAATTTTCTTCTTCTTCTGATAATGCTGATGTATCTAATACTGAATCATAATTTTCTTCAGCTTCCATTTCCATATCAGTTTCTGCTATTGCATCTTCTTCTTCCATACCCATAGGTGTTAATAAAGAGTCATCTTCAACTATATCACCTTCAGCATATGCTTGATATTCTTTTCTTTCATCACTACTTCTAACAGCACCACCTATATTTAAAGCTAGTGGTGTTTCTTCTGCTATTTGGTTTCCATCCATATAACCACCTACTGCTGCTTTAACTTTAGTTTTCATAGATTCTAATTTTTGAATTTGATTATCTATATTCTTATGTTCACTTGGTTCAAGAACTTCTTTTTGTAATTCTAATTTATTAATTTGTTTTTGAATTAATTGGTCTTTAA